CCCCACTCATCCTGTTTTACTCGCCTTGGCCGTCGTTGTGAAGGTGTTTGAGGTGCGCTTAGCCCTCCTGCATCCCACGTAATTTCGACACTGGCGGGGTCTACTATGCCAGATCAAGCATATACCAATCCATGGCTGACATCCTACTGTTACCCAAATTCCTCCTCGTAACACTCCTTTCTCCGCCGTTTTACCGTCAATTTTAAGCCGAGTTCTACAAGTTTTCCGGCCAACCCGGAATTCATGCTAAGATCAGACTTATTATTGGCCTCCCTGGACTATCAACATGTCAGAATTTGAATTTGTTGATAAGCCTTGTACATTTGCCTATGGGGTCTCTCCATAGATCGAATACCGACTCTGCAAAGTAGTTTTCCATCTTTACTATACTATCATAAAAGATGCGCGTTACAGTAGGTGTACGTAGATCGTAGACTGTGCTGCATGCTGGTGCTTGTTTGCTAGTGTGCGGATATCTGTCCTTTTTATACTTGTGTTGTTTGGGAACACCATTTTATGGTTGCATTTATGCTTAATGTTCTTCACGATACTTGTGTTGGAGAGATATCCGCACGCTGGCATCTTGTGCGTGTTTGCAGATTACTGCGATTGCGAGAGTATCGCTGCGGAAAGGCATTCCCTTTCTTTAACGCATGCGCCCGATTGACGGGGCTCTTTAAGTACACTCGGATACTCATTATGTCTTTTTCAAACCAAACCCTCAACCTCTCTGTGCCACATGTTGCTGAACTCGTTTCAGAACTCCATAAAGAAGTATGTAAAATCCAAAAAGATCATAAAATTGTCAAATTCATCCATGACAACGAATTTACCATCAATGATGATATTTATTCGCGTTTTCCAACAATTGCAATGTCAGACTCAGAAATTTCTGCTGTTTTGGACAAATCATTGCAAAATTGTTATGCCTGTGATATCTCACGGGCTGAATCTCAGCATTTGTCCGCCTCTTTTCATCCATTTGATCCAGTTGTTTCATCCACTGTCATCTATATCGATTATGTCGGTTCGCAATATCCTCTTATCAAGAATTGCTCTAATAACGAATGGAATCGTAAAACAATTCCCGAACGTGCCGCTATCGCTGATTTGGATCCTCGTCAAGCTCCCCGCAAAGTCACTCTTTTCACTGAATGTACTTTCACTCTTCGCTCTCCTGATATCTATCGTATTAAGGATTACAAGAATGCCTTCTCTTTTAACGTAACACCGGAAACGTTCCATGAACGAATTCGGTATTGGGTTGGAATGTTGGCTCCTTTTGATTCTTTGTCCTGCCGTCTCTACGATGCCATTTGTGTTCGTCCTCATTTCAATGTTGGTTTTGGTGTCTCCGGTGGGTTTGATTTACCGCCTCACATTTTCCGTGATGACAATGTTACTCCCAAGCCTTGGAAGCAAGTTGTCACTCATCAAATGATATATGCTCCATCTACCATCAAGTCATCCTATTGGGTCCTTGCATCGCGTCAACTATGGATTCATGAACAACGTCATCATCAACAGCCTGTTACACTCCAGTCTCTTGAAGAGCCAATTGTTCCGCATGGAGGCAATTTCTCTCGAACTGTCGACAACATTAACGTCGCTTCAGAGAATTTTCGTGATGCCTCAGAATCTCTTAATGAGACTTTGAACACTGCCCATGAGAGTGTAAAAACCACCACCGATTCATTCAATGCCATCCTGGATAAAATAGCGGCGTACTTTCCATCAGAAACTGTTGGTTCCTTCTTGCGAGCGCAAGGACTTAATGTCTTAGTGCTTATTGCAGATACCATCACTTACTTTTACGATTCCACCGTTAGAACCACAGCCGCAACCGTCAAACTGTTGATGCGCTATGCCGGATCATTTGGCATGAGTCTTCCAAGTGTCTTCTCACTCGGCGAATATATTACCAACTTGTTTTCAAAGCAAGGTTCGCCAAATGGTATCGAAGAACCTGTCAATACGCACGCTGGAGACCACTCCACAAGCGCTGGCACCGCGATTGCTGCAATCATCGGAACTTTGTTAGCGGGTACGTCATTGTCGCCGAATGGCCTTAAACAAGCCGAAGGCATTGGAAGATTCTTTAATACAATGACAACAGCTGGACGTAACCTTGAGGGTCTCATCGTTAACGTTTTCCAAGCTCTTCCATCTGTCGTACGCGAATGGTTAGCCTTCCTTGTCCCTGGACAGGATTTATATCTTTTAATGCTAGCCCCTGATTCCGATTTTTCCAAACTAATCCAAGAATCCGATGAACTTCATGATGTGCGGGGCCTACCTGGGAACGTCTACACTCCTGCCTATTTGGCTAGAGTTGAGACTTTAGTTGTGTCTCTTCGTGAGCTGCATATGCGATTGCTCAAAGTTTCCAACGTCAGGCCTTCCGTTCTTCAAGCTGTTGTTTTCCACCTCCGACGTGGCGAGAAACTATTGTACGACTCCCAGATGTTCGCAGATGTTGGAGGCCGTCGTATTACTCCTTACTGCATTTGTCTTTACGGTGAACCTGGTGTTGGTAAGTCAACTCTTGCCTCAAGCTTAGTTGATTCCTTGTGCCCTGCTGGTACTGAGCCTCGAATGCGCTCGTACACTCGTAACGCAGTTGATCCATATTGGTCTGGCTATTTCGGTCAGTTCGCTGTCATCATGGACGATTGCGCGCAGGAAGTACAAGATTGGAAGGATGTTTTGGAACTATTCGCAATGGTTTCGAACAATACACATTATCCTCCAATGGCTTCTCTCGATAGCGATGCAATCGGGAAGAAGGGTACAAAATTTTCCTCACACATGGTTGTTCTTTGTACCAACAACCCTTTTCCACAACCTACAAAAGTCTTCAATTGGGAGGCTATTTACCGACGCCGTAACGTATTGATAAAAGTGAGAGTAACACCTGAGACTCTTAATCCTCGCACCCGATTGCCTGATCCAACTCGCATGAAAGATGATGGCTCCCATTTACGATTCGATCTCCGGATTCCAACCGCAACGGAAGACTTGCCCGGCTCTTACATCCGAACCGATATGACTTGTGCTCAGCTTATTGAATTTGTTCACAACGACATGCAACAACACCTCTCTCGCGAGAAATTTGTCGTTGAAAATCCATCTGAGAACATTTTTGGTGCCCCTCGCCCTGTCGTATTGACCGATCCGGATGTTCCTGCTCCCGATATTATTGTGGAAGACGATCTTGACTTCGATCCTCTAGATGGTGTTAATGTGCATGGTTTGAGTACTTCCAAGTACGTATCCGCTCTCGAGGACTTCTTCCGAAAGGATGATGGTCTTCGGTCTCAGCGAATGCGTGATTGGGATGATTCCAGTATGGCATATGTTGACATCATGGATGAGGAAGATTTGATTGAGCAAGCGCGCTGCTATGAAAATGATGTTGCGGACCCTACCTATTTTGGTGGTGGTTCGTTTCCTTACAATCTAGCTGCGTATGCTCTCGATGATCTTGAAGAGGATTATTCTGCTCCAACTACCATCGATCGATCTTCCACCCTTGACGTAGCTGCGGTTGCTTTTGCAGAAATGCGTTGTGACTGTGCTATATACGGATTTGGACACAACATGGGAGTCCACCATTCCCTTCTTCACCCGAAATTCCTTGATGCTTCCCATATGCATCCTGCGTTCGTGTATCCCCATCCAGGCAACATGAACTTCGACGATTTCGAGCGACAGTCTGGTCATGCTCTTCAACATTGTCGTCTTCACCCGTCCTATAAGTACTTCATCAATTCCATTATGCATTTCGCACCTCGGGCCCAACAAGACTTTTGGCATAAGCAATTTGTGACATATCTTGAAACTTGTGTTCGTATATGGCACGAAACTCGTCAGCATGTGCCCCATGGCCTACCGGTTGGTGAAGAAGTCCCAATGCCACATCCGTCACTCCAGGAATTCTACCACCTTGCAGAGCTTTTCTGGTTTAAAAATTACATGTCCATTTTTCAAGCCAATCTTATGCATGTGCCTTATTCGTTCATCACCGCCCAACAATTGATTGCAATGTGTCAGAAACTTGGTACCTTCCGAGTTTTTGCTGAAGAACAACAGAGGCTTATGAGTCAACGAGGTCTTTTCTTAGAATCCCACCCCATATTGAACTTTATTTTGAATTCAATAGGATCATTCGCTACGGCGTGTGCTCTTGTTGTAACTATGAAGTTTATATGGCGTTGGTTGTTTCCTGAGAAGGCCAAGAAGACGATCAAGCTTACCGAACAATCTTATGAACGATCACAAGGCAATCCACTTACCATGAAACGTGCTAAGGCCGAATACACTCACCGGACCCCTGCTGCACTACGCGTACAAGGAGCTGTCGATCTGCTTCTCGGAAATGATCAAGAAGTTCCAACCGCTCAACGTGATAAGACGATTTTGGAAGTTCTTACGCAAAGTTACGAGTTTACTCCTGATGAAGCGCGAGAATATTTGAATTCGCTTTATGAAACCAATTCACGTTTTCGAGAGGTTTTGACTCGTCGCGGATTGAAGAAAGACTTCTTACCAATTGAGGTCGAGGACCTTAAGAACAAGGTCTCTTCTCTGTTTGAAAATGACAGAGATGTACGGAAAATTCTTACAGCTGTCAAACATGACGATTCCAATATCGTGCAAGTGCATGGTCTTTTTAGAACTGTGCTTCACGATGAAGATGAAATCAAGAAAGATGCTGTAATGAAAGTTCTATGCTCTCATGTCGATTTCGATACAGCGCACGATGTGCTTGAATCGCTTGAACCATTACGTGAACGAGCTCTTTCCATCCACGCTCGCCTTTCTCCTGAGGATTCTCACAAGTTAAGACAAGAGACTTCTATCGCTCTTGCCTCATTCTTCACCCGCGAACCTGACATTGTCCATATCCATGAACGAGAACTCACCAACTTAGAGATGGTTTGCACACGATCTGTCGCCACTGCTGATTATTCTAATTTTCGACATCAAGGTGCTTCAGATCAGATGTGTATTGACCAGGTTTACACCCGGATTATTCCGCAACTTGGCAATCTCTTTTGTACTGGTGCAACCACTCATTCTCGAATCACTGCTTTTCCAATCCGCGGCTCAGTTTTGATGGTTCCGTATCACTTCTTTGCTCCTGATGGTGTTCTTCGTCTTAAAGGGACTGAAATCACTTTCCAAGGTGCTCACCAATATCAATGCAAGTTTGCATTTGATCCTGCGAACCTTGTTCGTGTTCTTTTTGATGGTGAGCCTAGTGACGTGAGTCTCTACTACGAAAACACCAATAGGTTGCGACAATTCAAGGACAGTGTCAACAAATTTATTCTTGAAAGTGATCTTCCTGCTTTAACCGGATTCCAATGCATGCTCGTGTCTGTCATGGATGACATTCCAACGATCTCCCATGGAGATGCGTCTCTTGTTAGATCCTCGCGATTTACCATTGAGGCTGGACGTCAGAAAAAGATAGCGCGAGCTTTCCATTACAACATTCCAACTTTGCCTGGCTCGTGTGGTTCCATTTTAGCTGCTTCCAAATCTACTCTCGAACGAAAGTTCTGTGGTATGCATTTTGGATATGCATTTGACACTGATGCTGGATATTCCGTTCCCGTCACTCAAGAAGCTCTTGAGGCTGCTCTCGCTCTTTTTGACGAGAAGCCTGTCACTGGCACCATGATTCCACCGATAGCTTTACAATCTTTTGTAAATGCTCGAGCTCTTCCTTCCGGAACCTTTTCCATTTTTGGAACAGTTCCACAGAGCCTCGCTATTGTGCCAGTTGAGAAAACCCAGCTTCGACCATCAATCCTTTTCGATCGAGTCTATACTCACACGAATGCTCCTAGCGTTCTTAAGGGTAATGACTCTCGTCTTCGAGAAGAGTTGCGCACCGGAAAATTCAGTGTTCTTGCCAACTCCGCATCAAAATATGGAAAGCCATCCAAACCGCTTGATCCCGAAGTCTTGAAAGTCTGTGTGGATGATGTCATCAATATTTTGCTTGCCTGTCGTAATCACCACGAAAAACGTGTCCTCACCTTTCCTGAAGTCATCAACGGCAATCCACAAATAATAGGCTTTGAACCAATTAATATGCTTACCTCCGCTGGCTATCCTTATGTCATGCACACTCCACCCGGACAAAAAGGTAAGAAATGGCTCTTTACCACCGATCCTGAAACTGGCGAAATGACTTCTGTCCCGTTCCTTACTGCTATCTTTCTTGAAAGAGAAGCTGCAGCCATGAAACTCGAACGCTATCCTTCCATTTGGACAGATTGCGCAAAGGATGAGCTGCGACCTCTTGAAAAAGTAAAAGATGGTAAAACCAGGACCTTTAGTATTGCCCCCGTTGACTTCACTATGGTATTCCGCAAATATTTTTTATCGTTTTGCGCATTTTTCATGGAGAGTCGTGACCAACACTTCTCTTCCATCGGAATGAATCCTGAAAGTCACGAGTGGACTCAAATGTTTGAAAGATTGTTTGATGTTTCTACTCTTGGTATTGCTGGAGATTTTGGTTCTTGGGATGGTCGTCTTGGAGCCCAGCTCATTCATGCCTGCACAGACGTCATCGATGCATGGTACGCTTCTGATCCAGCTTTTTACCGACCTGAACACCGCAATGTCCGCCGAACGCTCACTGCTGAGGTTAATCACACTACTGTCATCATGATGAATCTCGTGTACGGTCAGCACGGAGGAAATCCATCCGGAAATCCTCTTACTGCAATTCTTAACACCATTTGCAACGCTCTTTTGATGCGTTATGCATATTTGAAAATTGTTCCCACTAATATTGCCTCTCTGTCCATCTTGAATAAGAACTCGTACATGAAGTTCTACGGCGATGACCATCTTATTGCTGTAACACCAATGATTGGCAAATTTTTCAATATGCACTCGCTCTCCATCTTTATGGCTTCCATCGGAAAAGAGTACACGACTGCTGACAAGAAAGATGTCAAAACTGGAAATCCACTTGAGCCTCTTCTCAAGCTCTCCTACCTCAAACGACACACCCGAAAAGATGGAGTGAAATATCTTCCTCTTATGTCCAAAGATACCATTCACGGACTTGTCAATTGGATTCGCGAATGTGATGATCCAACTCATGCCTGCATTGATAATGTCAACACAGCGCTTCGATTTATGTTCTTTTATGGCCAAATGCCGTTTGAAGAAATGCGGAAGAAGTGTCTTGCTGGCTTTGTCAAGGTTGGTGTCGCTGCCGACTTACATACGTATGGCTATCTATCCAACATGTTTTCAAGTGCAGGAGCATTTTCACCGCTCACCTGCTACAATTCATTTGAACAAGAAGCCTACGACGACATTGACATCACCGATTATCTCTCACGTTATCAAGAAGAGATTGAAGCTGAGAAGGAAGGATCACCTGTGCGCCTTCAATCTTCTGAAGAACCTACTGGTGCAACAAAATCCAAGAAGTACGAGGAAGTTCCTGAAACTCCAGTGACTACTACGAAGGGTATTGTCTTATCAGATGCTGGTTCAAGTTCCGTTGTCAATTCCAACAGAGGCGATGGACTTAATCTCAATGATTCGCGTTTCTCTGCCACCCATCAAAACTGGACACTCAAGAACACTGCCGAGCGATGGGCCTATGTTACCACTGCAAATTGGCTCACCAACTATAACACCAACACTATCATTTACAAAGCAATTTGTCCTCAACAATTGCTTGTCACCGCCCTCAATACTGTTGGCTTCGCCTATTTCAACAATTGGCGAGGCTCCATCAAGATTCGTATGGCCGTAGATGGTACTCCTTTTCATGCTGGCAGTTGTGTAGCTTGCTTCCTCCCTCATGTCAACGACAATATGGAAGCTCAGCTTTTGTCTAGTCCCATTAACTATACTACCATTCAACACGGTTTCCTAGATGCGTCCAAACAAAACACACTTGAATTGAACATTCCGTTTGCCCACTTTCGTGACTTTATCACTCTTGCCGATTCCCGTGCCAATGCTGTAGAATATAACAACTTGGGTAGGGTTTACATCATCGTACTCAACCCACTACGTGTTGGCAGTGCTGCTTCTTCCATCCCCATCACTATTCACGTCTCTCTTATCGATTCAGAGTTTGTTGCTCCGTCCGGTCAAACCACGCTTCCCGCTGTTCGCATGCAATCTGCCATTCTTGGTGGTATGGCTATGTCAGCCTTTGGCCACATGATTAACAAGATCCTTCCTCGCAACACTACGGGCGATGCCCTCGACGCAAAATCAGAAGGTACAGGCATGGACAATCCCAACAATACTGTTCAGCCCCCTCAGGTTATCACACGAGGATTCGGCTACACATCCAACGCCGTTCAAATCGATAGCATGGAACGTATTGCTCTTGATCCATCTAAACAAGAGAAGATTCGTCTTTCTGACTTCAATGTCGGATGTGATGAAATGGATGTTCATTACTTGTTGAAAGAACCTTCTTTTGTTGGCTACTACAATTGGACTTCTTCTGCCGACGTCAACACCATCATTTATCAACGACAAATCATGCCTTTTGATGAGGCTCTTTCCATTCCCAATCCCGGAAGTACTGTTGCCGTAACCATGCTTGGCTATATCTCATCAATGTGCACCGAATGGAGAGGTGACCTTAAGATGACGATTCAACTGGTTGGATCCCAGTTCGTTAAAGGCAAGCTTTGGGTAGGCTTTCATCATGGATTCCACGCTCCTCCCACTGACTTAAATACTGCGCTAGCACAAACAGGTATAGTACTTGATCTTTCATCTGAACAACGTACGTTTACCTTTAACATTCCCTTCATTTCCCTTACCAAGTGGTTGCATGTTCCCAACGGCATCACTGATGATACCCGAGACTGGACCAAAGAATCTTGTGGTACAATGTCAATTCGTGTTCTATCAAAATTGACAAATCCTGGAAATGTAGCAGATTTATGCTATGTCAATGTCTATGTCGGTGCTGGAGACAATTTCCAACTGGCTCATCCCGGACTCGGAAACGCCTCGCTCGTTCCCGTTTACATTCAAAGTAGCGAGGAGCTTATTGGAACAGAAGCTCAGACCCTCGTGTCACCAGAGGTGTCTAAAAAGACGACAGCTATTGTATCTGTTGGCAAACCAGTTCCACTTTCCCATTCACATATGAACGAAACTTTCACCAATCTCCGTGACCTCTTGAAGCGATGGTCTCCACTTTATAGTGGTGTACTTGAACAGATAGAAGGAGAGACTGGAGATGATGTTTCTGTTCCTTCCATCATCATCTTTTCTGTCGATCACTTGTTTACAACTGTTCCCAATTATACGCCTGAGTTCGCTCCTTACATTCATATAGCGAACCGTTCTTCCAATATGGCAAAGATTTCATCTCTTTACCGATGGCGTAGAGGCAGTCTCAAATTCCGTGTTGACTTTTTCGATCCAAACACTACAACCACTCAACATATTCGAGGCTATGCTGCTTATTATCCCAAAATGCGCATTCCACAATCCCAGCTTGATATGCGTGATATGCGAGCAAATTTCACCCGCTCGTGTCCCAGTCTTTTCAATCAGGCTGACCTCGATTCCAACCCATCCAAACTTCAACCCGATAATGGTCACGTTTATACATCGGCTCTCAATTCTTGTTTAGAATTTGAAATTCCATATGAGTCATGTTATAACTTCAACCTTAACCGCAATCTTGCTGTGCCTTTCGAACAATGGCGCTATGGAGACCACTTTTCTCCTGGTATGATTGTGATCGGCGCCTGGTCAACTGGTGAACCCACCCATGATACTGCTACCAACAAAATCATGGCTAATATCTGGTTCAAAGTTGGAGATGATTTCCATTTTGGTGGCCTCATTGGTGTTCCGCTTCTTCGTAATGATGGTTGGGCCTATGGTACTACGTATGATTACTGGCCCGATTCGTACCCGATCGCTGACTGATGTTTATCACCGCTCGTTTCATTTAATCCCCCGCTCGGATGCCTGGCGTACAACACACCTTATGGTGGGGCCTGCGTGCTACCCTTGTGGATTCATTTTACGCTTCCGAATACCTTTTGGATTCGAAGCTTCTGTCTTTAGATCATCCCGGACTATAAATAGGGGTGGCGTTTTGGGTCAATGAGAAGAACCCTACTGATTGTTAAACCGTGATTCACAATGGTCATCTATTTAGCGCTTTCTTAACATCGAAGGCCGTCACAGGTTAATGAATAAAAATCTGATCAATCTTGCA